ATGTCTGAGCAGAGCAACTCATTTGAGCCTAGGCTTCGCAGAGCCCTGGGGGAACATAATAATCCAAGAAAATCAGTGAGAGAATGCTGGGAAAGCTGGAAAGCAGAGCAACAGAAGAAACCTAGTCTGTCAGAGGAGGACCGGGGCTATGGAGACTCTATGGTTACTCTTTATGAGCAATATACACAGGTGGAGAGCGCTTTGGAATCTTTTTCTGCATCTCAAACCCCGGAGAAGGTCAGTCCTGTTCAGTTTGATGAGCCCCTGAGGGAATTTCTGTGTTCTTACGCGGGGTTTGGGCATTCATACATTTTAATGTGTGGGGAAGAGAAATGGAAGCTGTATCAGCGCATTCTCTTTACTTACCGGACGGAGGACCGGTTTTGTCTTAGTAGACCCACGCCTAAGGGTACTGTGTACTACATCTCGATTAAGACAAGATATCGCATAGGGGGGGACGTGGTCTGGAACAAGTGTCGCGCCATCGGTGCAGATTCCTGGTTTGAGCTGTCTGCCGTAAAGGTCAAGAAATACCAGCAACTTAAAGCATGTGCATTTGGATTGGGAGGGGTAGAGATTACGGAGGGGGAGTTAGAGTTTGAACGCCCCCCATTCAAGTATGCTCTCCTCGAAAAATACGCTGTGGAGACAGGGTGTTGTGATCCTCTTCTGCTTTTGGGTGACTACTTGACTTTTGCGGAGGGTCTACAGAGTTGTGATGAATGTTATCAGGAGCAGCTTAGAGTTGCTGACCCAGCAGGGCGAGTACACAGTACTAGACACGAGGCCCATCATCAGAATGCTAAAGGCTTCAAAGATGTGAGCAATAAAAAACAACAATGTGTGAGCGCTTGTGATGTGGTTTGTGGATGTCTGCGCCGCCGAGAGACTAAGATGTCTAGGGACGACAGGTTCGGAGCAAGGGTATTGCAGGGTCTTGAAAATCTTGTAAGAGGTGTTACCACAGAGATGCTGTCTGCAGCTTTCCTTCTCAAGGCGATGTTGCCCTTCCCTATCACTGAGTTCTTTGACAAGGTAGTTAAAACAATGGTGGAGGCAGTTCCCAAGAAACAGGGATGGGTCTTTCGGGGTCCCATTGACTCAGGAAAGAGTACCGTTGCGGCTGCTGTCTGTGGGTTACTCGGGGGTGTAGCCTTGAACGTCAATACAAATCGAGACAGGTTGTGGGTGGAGTTAGGGAGGGCTCTTGATCGCTACATGGTAGTCTTTGAGGATGTCAAGGGCATGCCAGAAAGGGGTCACCCAGAACTTCCCTTCGGGGAAGGGTTCCCCAACTTGGATTCCCTAAGGGAATGCCTTGATGGCCTGTTCAAAGTAGGGCTAGAGAGGAAGCACCAGAACAAAGTGGAAACTCACTTCCCCCCATGGATTGTGACGTGCAATCAGTATATCATTCCCGAGACTATTCTAGCTCGCTGTAAGGTACTGGACTTTGCCCCGGGGCGCCTGAATTTCAAGCAGTTTGTTGAACAGAAAGGCGTCGACCTGAGGTTTATGGCCTCCGGGGAATGCCTCTTGCTAATTTATTGTATGTTTGGGGATCTGACTCTATTTCAGGGCGAGCAGGCTGTTGCATTGAGTAAACAGGTGTCAGATGAGGCCGCGCTGCTGCCATGGGGTCTGGCGTCTGAGGGGGCAGATACTCAAGATGAGGAGTCTCAGGATTCCACGCTCTCCACCATACCTGTTGAATGTGCTCCACCCTCACCTGGTCTTAGGCTCGAGGTACGTGGTCCTCCGCATATTAGGGTGAGGGTGAGAGTCTCTGAGCCCCCGGCCTACCGTGATCCTCCTCCCTATCCTGGCCCTACGGGGTTACAGGATTTATGCTCTACAGCTTTCACTGATGATCCTGAACATCTTTTTTCTCCTGGTCCCCCCCCTTTTTCTCCTCCTGATCCTGGCATGCATCAGGGCGACTCTGAACCTGAGTCGTCACCCTGTGAGATGGTCTCCATCGCAGAGTACAAGCGCCGCCATAATATTGGGTCAGATGGTCTACCCAATAAACGTCGGCGTTGTCTCTTCGTGGATGACGAGGCACAGTGCACCGATGATGAGAGCGAGGAGGAAGAGGAGGAGGAGGAGGACGAGCAACCCAGTTGTTCCCAGCGTCCCACCACCCCAGTCACCCCTGCCCGGACCCACCAACGTCCTATCACGGATTTTCTCCGTCAGCCTCTCCACCCTGAAGGGTCCAAGTGTCCTTATAAGGACGCGGGCTGCTTCTTTGACCACCCCGTGAGACCCTGGTGTGATCGCTGTCTGAGGGACTGGGTGACTCCGGAAAAAGTGCCCCGCCCGGGTACCCCGACCCCGCCATCAGTGTGAGGGGCCAACACTGATCTCAAATCTGGTAAGTTGGCACTTTGCCAAAAGAAAAAAAGACCCCTCCCCAAATTTCAATAACTGATTTGTGTTAGGTTTTTTGTCTAGGCCCTACTCCCCGAGTTTCAGCCCAATCGGGGTTTATAAATTTTTTTCAATAAAAATCCTATAAGGGGTACCCCTTAGAGGTTTTCAAATTTCGGGCCTTCGACAAAAAGTTTGGAGTGCACCCATTATATATATATATTTGAACTCGGCTTGACTTGCTGACCTCAAATATATATGTCGGGGACCCCTGCGCCCCGAAGCCTGAACTAGATTTTTATGCTTTTGGTGCCAAACTTATAGAAGACAAGGTCCGATGGGGCTGAAACTCTGTATAATTGTTCCTCCCTTCGCTCTCACCTCTGCGCACCCTTTAAATTCACTGTACCCCTTACGGTTCCCCAAAGGTCACGAAAGGTCAAAATTTTTTTTTTTGTGTTTTTCAGATCTACGAAGGAAGACGGACACCTTGATCAACATTTCAACATGATTGCTCCATTTATTCAACATTTATTCAATAAAAACACTTAAAGTGACTCTGCAGGTCTCTGTCATTTTTTCTTTGTTGTTCTCTTCATGCCAGCCAGGTCTTTCACATGCACTTCACAGCCTGAGGGTAGGGTGGTGGCGGGTTTGATCACAGGTTTCTTGTAGACAGAAGGGTGGATTGGGGGGCGGTGGGGGTCTTCAGTCAGGTTAGATGACGACTCTCCTCCATCTTGGGTGTCCATCATGGTTCCAGATGAGTAGCCAGAAGCTACACCCGACGGGTGCATCATCCCTTCGGGCCCAGCACGAGATCTTCCCCATCCCATCTGTACTTCTTCGATATTTCCAGATTCTCCAGAGAACCCTGACACTTTAGTGTTGAGCATCTGTTCGAACAGGTCCATCAGAATCACAGGGCTCTTCACCCATCTTTGACGGAAGTAGAGCGTGAAGTACCTTGGCAGGGGGAAGGTCTGGTACACAAACTTGACACCTTCCACGGGGGGATCAGCTGTTACTTGTTTGGTCATGTAATCTCCTGACACTAGGTAGCAGAACCCAGAGGGACACATAACTCCCCAGCCCCACTCATCAGACATCAGGATCACAGTTGAGTTGTTGTCTCCAGTACTGTAGGCCCCTCCACCTTTTGTTTTGCTAACAAAGTACTTGGAGTTGTCCATCCAGGGGTTGAACCCCCAGCTCTTCATTGTTTGGTTCTCATTTCCATCAAGGGCAAAGGGCTCCTCCGTGTTGTTAAAGGGAGGATTACCAGGCTGGGGGTTTGCAGTGGAGAAACCTGTGAGGGGTAGACCACCAACACCCCACCCTGTCTGGCTTGGGCCGTTGAAGGGCTCTTCTGCGTTGACTTGGCTGGGGAGATACGGCTGAGCCTGGAAGATCCCTGTTCTAACTTTGTACAATTCCCATATTTTTAGTCTGTCTCCGTCTGCCTGTACAGGTATTTTTTGTAGGGGTATAGCGGATGTCAGCCATTTTGCGTCTTCCCCAATCTTCAAGATTGAACTACTAGGGGACAGAAAGCAGTCCACCTCCAACTCAACGTCTTCTTTTGGTCCCGCTACGAGGTTCAGAACCTCGTACCCCCCTTTTACTCTTGGCATTTTTTCTCCGTCGTTCCCCCACTTCCGCTGCGGATGCTCGGGCTTCCTGCAATGTAAGAGCAGCGACTGTTAGCTGTTGGGGAATATTTAGGGGGGGAAGCACAGTAAATCCTGCCTGTTTATAACGCAGATACTCTGAGAGATGGCGTCTCTGTGCTTTGGTGGGGCGTGAAAAATGGAAGCCCTGCTCGAAACCAGGGGCGACTTGTATTCTGCGTCGAACCGGCTCGTAGTAATGCATATGCCCCCATCCTACGCGAGTCGCCGGGTAGCTGACACTAATAGCTTGTAGCTCTCTTAGATGCCACTGTCTCCCCCGTTTGTACATCACTTTAGGATTTTCTCTGTCGTATTTCACGCTGAATGCGTCTTGGTGGACATAATCACGCTCATCAGGGATAACCCACTTGTAGATTAAGTCCATCTGGTCTTTTGCGCCGCGCAAGAGGTTATCTACTTTCTCTTCTGCCCAATGTCTTAGTGTGGCTTCAGCTTTTTGCCTGATGTAATGAGAAGCCCACGTATTAGGGACTATCTTGTCCAGCCCGTCTTTCACAATCTCTCCCACTGCCTCTTTTGCGGCTCTGCGGGTTTTCTGCATCATTGTTTCTCTAAGTTCTGGTTCCAGATCCTGTTCTATGTCTTTCAGTGAGACTTTCTTGGGCCTGAACCCCTCATCTCTGTCTTTCAGTTTGTCTACTAGTTCTTTCTCCCGTTTCTTTTCTTCTTCGTCTCTTCTCTTTTTCTCTTTTGCTTTGTGTTCTATTACCATTTTATCCAGGCTACGTTCTATGTCTTTCTTCTCGTCAGGGGTCAACCGGTTATATCTCTCTTTCAGCTCTCTTTCATACTCGCGCATCTCCTCTTTGGTAATAATTTTCGCCCCGTCTGCTCCTGGTAGCCAAAATGAGGAGCGTTTAGTGTGTTTAACTAGGTCAAATAGCGGATAATCCTGTTCATGATAGTGATAACTGTCCTCCCGTCTGTCAATATGGTCATCTCGCATTTCCGTTGTTTTTTCGGCTATTGCTGCGGCTTGAGATACTGTATAGTCCCTGCCCAGCTCCCCGTCTATTTGTTGTTGTTGCAAGTGTTGGACAGCATCTACGTAGTCGCTCATCTCCATAAAGCTCTCTAACCACTCAGGCACTACTGTCCCTGTACTTGAACCGAATGCCATCGCGGTGACCTGTAGGCTTTGATGAGCATCTAATTGTGTCCCTGCTACATCACCAGTTGCAGCAGATACAGCCACCGCTCCCCCAATTATTGCGCTACCTGCTACCAGGCCCCCCACGTGCGCCATGTTTCCCTTGTTATCTCTGGCCCATGACCAGCTACGGCGTGAATTTGCGGTGCCCCCGTCTATTGGATCGTCAGGCTCGGGGTCTTCACCCGGGTTGTGAAAGCTGCCCCAGAAATTTGGGGAGTCCGTACTGGATTCCCAATTTGAATCATCTGGCCAGTCGTCTGCCCCTAAAGGTTTAACCCCTAGTGGTCTAGCTGCCTCTGCTCCATCAGCCGCATCTCCCCCTGCCGCCTCCCCGAAGCCCGCAACGTCTGCTCCTCCCTCTCCAATTTCCGCTGCAGATGCGGCCGCCACTCCCGCATCAGCCCCCACTTCTGTTACCGTAGTAACACTCTCGACAGCTGCCGCTGCAGCCGCTGCCGCCGCGGCGACATCTGCTGCGACATCTGCTGCGATTGCTGCAAGAATGCCGATGACAATGCCCATGTTGTGGGCGGTACGCACCCGTTAGTGGGGGGTGGCTCGTATATAGGGTTATTCGTCCAGTTCTCACCCGAGGATTTAGTGGATTTTTTCTTTGGTTGTAATTCCCTGTCGTCTGAGGATTTAAAGCTCACTGCCACGTCGTGGTGTCCTTCTTTCACGTTAAAATCCACTTCCACGTCATGGCCAGGCTTTGGAACACAGCACCTGACACAGCATTTGAATATACAACTTAGTGCCTCCATGGTTTCTAATAAAATGAAAGAGAAGTAAGATTTTTATACCTGTTGTGGAGCTGGAAAGTCCTGGTACTGAGTGCAAAAAGGTTCCTGGTCAAAGTCCACTATAGGGTGGGGTTGATTTTGATTGGATTTCAATGTTTACTAAAGGTTGAACTTTGTTTGAAAATTTTTAAAAAAAAAAAATGCAGGAGGTGGGACCTCCCCTATCTGGCACCATGCCAAGTTTTTTATATTAACCCCTAGAGGCCTGAAACCTAGTGCAATCAACTCAGCTTGATGAGCTGAGTCCATATCAGTAATAAAAAAAATTTGGCAAAAATCCAAAATTTTCAAACCATATTTTTCCTAAAGTATGGATTTTCAAGGAAAAAACATGTTTTTTGGGGTCTAGAGGGTGGGAGAAGACGATTCCCTGAATCTTAGACCCCTAGGACCTTTAATAAAGGATTTGGCACTGAGCCAAAAAAAAAAAGAGGGGCTAGAGGGGTGGGGGATACCATTTTATTGATCTACAGAGTGAGGGGAGCAAGATTCTGCAATAAAAACCCAGAAATTCCCTTTAGTTTAGGAGATATTGGACTTTAAAAAAAAAAAAAAAAAAAAAAAAAAAGACCCTAGGGGGGTGGGTGATACCATTTTATTGATCTACAGAGTGAGGGGAGTTCATTTCTGCAATAAAAACCCAGAAATTCCCTTTAGTTTAGGAGATATTTGACTTTGAAAATTTTTTTTTTTTTTTTTTTTTTTTCCTAAGGGGAGGGTCCTAGAGGGTGGGGGACACCAGATTCTTGCTCAGGAGGGCGAGGGGAGTTCATTTCTGTAATAAAATCTGACTTGGCACTGTGCCAAGTGATGAGCTCCCAGGGGGAGGGTCCTAGGGGGTGGGGGACACCAGATTCTTGCTCAGGAGGGCAAGGGGAGTTCATTTATGCCATAATATCCATCTTGGCAATTTGCCAAGTGATGAGCAGGGGTCTGGGGGCTCTGGGGACCCAGATATGGAGTCAGGGGACCCAGGGGAGTCCATTTCTGTCATAAAAAAAAAATGCTAACTAGCTTAGCATTAGCTTAGCATTAGCTCCCGCCTAAATTTACCTAAATAAACATCCTCTCCCGCCTAGAGCTTCCTGCCCCCCCCGTGGGAAAAGTGGCGTGTTGCTTATCTATTGCAATCTAGGTTTGGCCACCAGGAGATTGCTCTTACTCTTTTTTTCTTTAAGGTGAGCCTACTAATCAGAAAAAATCCTACTACTCCCAGAAAGATAAAGTAGGCGCGGTGGCGTACTGTAATTACATTGGCAAAGTCTTGTCTACTGTACATAAGGGTGTTTTACATTTTAGGCTATAAATACTGTTGAAATTTATTAAAGTTTCACTCACTCTTCAGA